TTTCTTACTAAACCACGAATAAATGTTGTTAAAGAAGTTCCAGTGCCGCTACCCGTTGCTGATCTAAAAAGAGACAAAAATGGATCTGCGTCACCAGAACCCGTGCCAGATCCTGTGGCGGTGCGAGCCAAAACTTCTTTGGTTGTGCTTGTTGATTCACCTGCTGTACCACTACCTGTAGCAGTACGGATAACTATAAGTAATCTAGTTGCTGTTTCTGTGCCAAGACCAGAACCAGTAGCAGTTCTTGCATATACTGCAGGACCTAAGTAGTAACGACCACCAGTTAAATATGGGAACGAATAATCGGTTAACCCAGTAAGACGTAACTGGTTAGAACCAGAAATTATTGCGCTATCAGCGCCAACACCAGACCCTGTAGCTGTACGTAATACTACACGTACTCCAGAAGCCGACTCGGTTCCAGTTCCTGAACCAGTACCAGACTTTACTTTTGTTGTAAACGCAATTGCAGTTTCTGTACCAAGACCAGAACCAGTAGCAGCTGTTTGTTTTATAGGTGCACCTACATAATAAGCACCACCAGTTAAATATGGGAACGAATAATCGGTTAATTTACCAATACGTAGTTGAGTAGGTCCCGAAACAGTTACTTCGGTACCAACACCAAACCCTGTAGCGGTACGTAGTACTACACGTACACCATAAGCTGATTCAGTTCCAGTTCCCGACCCAGTACCAGACTTTGCTCTTATTACAAGTTTACTTGCAGTCTCTGTACCAACACCAGAACCAGTAGCAGTTAATTGAAATATTAACGCACCAATGTATAGACCCGTTGCAGGTCTATACGGTGATGAATATTTTGTAAGTGTGCCCTGAAAAGCAGCCATAGGGTTTACCCCCTAAGACTAATCGAGAGACAGGGTTAGTGTAGTAATTTGGAAAGTATCGCCAGCAGTTACAGCAGCCGATGCTGACAATGCACCACTCCACAAAGCGTTACCTGCAGTTGACGCATCCCACAACGACCAATGTGTATAAGTTTCTGTAGTAGAAACGTTAGTCCACTCAATAGTTGAGCTTGTTGCAATAGCGCCCGAAGCCGCTGTAGCCCAAGCAGAAACTTTACGAGTTGCTTCAACAGCAGCATTGGAAGTAGCGGCCTCACCAGGATCACCAGTATGCAACTTGACATACACATTCGTTGGCATAGTCCAAGCAGTTTTACCTGTGGTGTGCTCCAAGATTTTCAGTTCAGCATAATTAGAAATTGACATACAAACCTTTCGTTAGTAAAAGTATAGCAAAGCCCCCCCGCCTTTCATGACGGGGAGGCCCTACTAATTAATTATTAGGAGGCGTTAGCACCAATGCTTGATGCCGACTCAATTCGACGAAGCGAGGCTTCGCGGAAGCGACCGTAGCCGCCGAGCCAGTACCAACCAAGTGGTTGCAGACGCATCAAGATATCTGTGACATTGCCACGGACAATCTTCGGTGTTGCGCCATTGCCATCTTGTGTGCTGAACGCCTTAGCAAGAGCCTGACGACCCATGATAAGAGTTGAGTATGCATCTCCTGTACCAGCTGCACCTGCGCCGTTGAAAGCGTTGGTGAATACCTTGGCACGTGGTGTCTCAATGAAACGTACCGACTCAAACAAGCCGATCTCGCCATTGTAGATACCAGTTGGATCCACGTAGTTAGCTGGTGTGCGCCATGCACTTGCATCTGTAGCCGAACGGAAGTCGTACGACACGTCTGGGTGGATGAAGCCGATGTATGAACCATTGAAGGTTGCAACGTTTGCACCACGCAGAGCAGCTACCTGCTTACGGATGTCGTTTGCTACCAACAAGTCATCTACAGCCAGCGTTACACGTGATGTTGCTGGTGAAGCTCCACCTGTTGCGTAAGCTACGTTGGTTCCTGCGGCAAGTACTTCACGAACGACTTGATCGATCGAGTCACCTGCGTTGTAGCCAATGATGTTTGCTGCTGCCGAGTCAACATCCAAGAATGCTGTGCCACGGAGTTTTGCT